CTTCCATGCTTCTTTTATATTTTCAGCATTTGTGTTGATATAAACATTATCAACTGAGTAAGGTCCAATGTCACCTTTTCTACTCATAACATATTGACCTTTTTGTGTTCCACGATTTAGCCAATGTCCGCTATCAATCCAAATTTTATACCATTCCTCGAATGAGAGTTCAAAACCGATTCCTCGTCTTTTTGCTCTTGCTCTATGGTCAGTAAATTTCTTTTTGATATCTCGCATTGTTTCAATCATAATGTATTTATGCTTCGGTAAATAACATGTTTCAAATCTTATCACCTTCCGGTATTCATTGTGTTCAATAGTAATGGGGGAACTTGTGCGGCATAGTATGTCATACCAACGTTAGCTACTGGAGTACCTGCACCACCTAGTATACTAGTGTTGTCACCACTTTCTGCTACACCATCACCATTGTCTGTTGTTTCGTATTCGTCAGATTCTTCTTCACCATATTCTTCGTGAGTTGGAATCATGCTTGCTTCTAAATCACGACTATTGATTTGTTCGTTTTGTTCTGTCATTAAATTCTTCAAATCACCATTAGGTAGTGTTTGAATATATGCATTCTCGTACTCAGGAATCTCTGTAGCAGGAGCAAGCATACCAATAATTTCTTTAGTAATAAGACCTTGAATAATTTCATTGTCACCAACAAGTTCTTTTGCACTCTTGATTAAAGCCAAACGATAATTGGTATCATGTGCTTCATAGTCTGTATTATAAATGACTTCGCCTGCCCAACGAACGTTCATAAAACGTGCGGCAAAAGTCATAATCATTTCTTCTGTTACTTCCATCAATCGTGCTTTTGCTTTTGCTAATCTATGCAATTGTTTGCGTTCTTCGATAATAGCAATGCCCGAAGCTAATTGATTCTTAGTATTCCTAAGTCCACCTAAGCCCGTAAGTGCTTCAATCTGTTCTAGGATATCTTGTTGTGATTTGATAATCGCATCAACATCTCCGGTGTCAACAGGGATAGCTTCAACTTGTCCCTCTGACGCACGAACGATAGCTCCTGCGTGAACTGGAATACTAATACCTTTTTCAGCACGAATGATTGTATGTGCAAATTGTAATGCAGTATACTTTTCGCATTCTAATTTATAGTGTTCTTTTTGTGCATCTGTTGCACTGTCAATATCGCTGATACCAATATCAATTGTTCTTGGATCTCTGCGACCATAAGCAATAAAGATTGGTAAACTCATGCCTGGTGGGAATGTACCTTCTCCTGTGAGTTCAGCTTCTCTTTCCATGCCACCGGGACCTTTTTCTACTTCATAACTACGCCAATAGCTAGGTGTATTTGCGTCACCCAAATGATAGCATTTTATATAGTAGCAATCTTCTTCTTCCATTTCTTTGACTTTAACGTACTTTAACATGGGCTTGCCACCATAGTAGTCAAACTCCCAATCCCATACGTCTAATGGATTTATTGAACAAACATAAGGTCTACCTAAATTACCTTGATTTGCTTGAGGCATGTCAACTGCGACCCAGCAATGACCATAGATACTAGTTAAATCACCCACATGTTCCATGAAACTTGATAATGTATTGTTGTTTAAGTCTGCGTCTAACAAAAACAAATCAGCCCACTGTGTATTTTTAGGATCAATATATTGTCCCTGCGGTGTACAAAATTGCATATTGCGCTTGACACCTGGCTCAAACAATACATCATTAATAGTATCAACAATATAACGACAGATTGGTTGAGCAATTGTATTGTTCACCAAGTCATTCCACAATGTTGAATCCTCGCTTGGACGCTTTTTGCGAACTGACATCTTGAAAGGAAGTCCTCCCAAATATGCATATTGGTATGACAACATTTGTAGATAGATGTTATCATATATAGGACTTTTCTTTAGTAATTCAGAATTTTTCATATTTTTGTTTCTCACAGACTTTGCGATTTATTGGATGATAATGTATTTATGCTAGGGGATTTTGCTTACAATTCTCGCCATGATATCTTCGAAATACATTATTTGCAATATCACGATGACAGTGTTCGCACTGAGTTTTGGGATTAGTTTTACCTAATCTTGGGTGAACTCTACTTTTACCATTAACTCCTCCCCATGCTAAACCTCTGCCCTTTGCCATCATATCATCAGTGTTTTGTTGTCTAGTACCTAACCAGAGATGTGCAGGATTAACACAGCGAGGGTTATCGCATGTGTGACAAACGCACATGCCAGAAGGTATCTTAACATTGTAATGTTCTTCATAACTGACTCTATGTGTTGTTCGCATTTTCTTGTCATCTCTAATCATTCCATAACCAACATTGTTTACAGATGCTTGCCATTCCCAACAATCTGTATTTTGATTTATAATTACTTTAGATAGTAACTTTTCTAACAGTGGCGTACCTCTTTTTGTCATATGTTAACTCCATACCATATGCTCCTCAGATCCTTGTTGTTCGCCATTCATAATTTCTTCCCATGTTGGTCCACCTGGATATAGTGGGCTGTCGGGCATATGCTCAACGCCAGGGCGCCCATTACGAGCATAACGCTGATCCATACCAACATATTCAGGAATACCTATACTATCATGCTGTATTGGGAATAGATGATGTATACCATAACGTATACAATCGCCTAGACCGTCAATGTGTGCATATTTTTGTTCGGTATACTTTACTAAACGCTTTCTGGTACCATCTTCAAAATGATACGTTTGCAATGCTTCAAGTAAGAACTTGTCATCAGGTTTGATAACTAATCCACCACGCTGAATAAATGCATTGCTTGTGTTATCAGTATCACTAATTAGTGGGTTAGCTTTACGACTGTTATTGACAATGTTAAAGCCATACTTTTCTAGAATAATCTTATCTGTTACACCAAATGCACTGGTTGTGTCCCGATTCATTTGTGTTCCTGATAAGTCTATGATACTATTGATTCTGCGCTTGGGAAAGTCTAAACGAATAGCACTTGCAATACCCTCTGTGGAGCAGTCTGGTATTGCATAACTCTTTAAAATTTCGAGCTTACCCTCGAGTGTGCCGGGCTTAGTGACTTGTGCTACTGTGGCACACATGACCCTCTTGTTAAAGTCATGCATGGTATACAAGTCACCACCTCGGTCAATAACTTCCCCACAATGCTTATGCTTATCGAATGTGTAGAAGAATTGATCGGCTACTGATTCCCATTGACACATGTAGTCTTGATTAAACTTCAATGGGCTAATAATTCTTTTTTGTTCTTCAATGAATGCACGATTACCACTACGCATCTGTAGATAGTTGTAATGGCGAACAATATATCTGTCTGGATTCTGTAACGCAAGTTGAAATAAATCGTACAATGGACCTGTACCATTGGGTGTTGATATAACGATTAATCTACCAGCTGTGTCTGGACTGCCTACTTTGGGGCGTAAGCGATTGGTAATTTCTTGCAATGTATCTTGCGTATATAGTGCGGCTTCGTCAGCGATCCATACGCCAACGTTAAGACCACGTAAGTTCTCACGCTGTTCAGCACTTTTACAGCGAATGAATACACCATTAGGAAACTTAATAGTTAATTCACTGTTGTTAATATCTTTGCCATCTACTAAGCCAAAGTATTCTATGCAACTACGCTTGAGTGGCTCCCAAATCAAAGACTTAATCATTGCGCCTGTTGGTGCACTGTAAATTATGTCTTTGCCTTTATGATAGCGAGGGTCTGACGCAAATATTGGCAAGGCAATCGCCGCAAGGAATGTCTTTCCACTACCAACAGGAACAATGTCTATACTGTGTTTGTCAGTAGTGAGCCAATCAGCAAGAATCGTTTTCTGCTCACCATATAAAGGAACTGTTATATTACGCATCTTTCCAATCGTCTAATTCTTTAGTTGGGAAGTTAAAGTTTGCGCCAATTGCTTTTCCAGCGGAAGTAATGTCTTGTGTAGCAACATCGCTGAAATAATACTTAGCAAATGCTGTTTGGTATTTGAATAGCATTTCATAATCACCACGCATTCTAGCGTTTAGCATATCTTTTGCTAAATCTTCTTTTAAACTATTGCCGTGAACTTTCTTATATTCTTCTAAGAATTCACCACCCTGAATCTTATTAGTTGATCCAGTTTTTCTTCCAGCGCCCGGGCGTTTGCCACCGCGCTTTGGTTTGATTTCTACCTGATTGTTAATCAATTGGTCAGACATAATTTTGTCCTTTCTTTTTTCGTTGTGAATGACAATACATAATCAAGCAAAATAAATTCTCTTTCTTTGTTTTTCTCATTTACAACAAGGTTTACAAGTTCCTCTGCTGTCAATTTTTGTAAATTCTCTCTACGCAAATCAGGATATAGCTTGTGTTCTTTACTTATTGAACCATGTTTTCTGCCACCTGCAGGTTTTCCATCATTGTTACTACGATTGAAACTCATCATATTCTTTTTAGCATTTGATTCAATCAACAATTTTGTCTCTAAACTACGCATTTCTTTTGGCAATCCGGTAGCAATAATATATCTTGTCCATTGCTCTGGGTTCAATTGAATCATTGGTTTAACAATTTTACTTGAGCAAATATACCCATCATTAATGTGACATCCTTTAGCAGTTCGTGAACCAATGTACCACATTCCGGTAGGGTTGTGAATCCATTTATACACAAACGCTTGTGTCACATTAGACATAATAATATTCCTATGGTTATTCCCACGATCAGATCAGGGATACAATATCTTATTGTACTCATGGTTTCATCCTATTCTTAAATTCCATTTCTATGAATTGGTTAAGATTTTTTCCGTGATGTTTGCGTAAGTCATCACGCAACTGTATCAATTCGTCATTGTTTAATGTTTTCATAACATCAAATATCTGTTGATATTTTGAAATACAACATAAACATGAAACTAGATGTGGTAAATCGTAACTCATTCACCTAGTCTCTGCTTAAAGAACACTTCCAAATCTTTCGCTCTTGGATGATCGGGTGCTTGTTCTTGTATATTCTTATGTAAATCTCTTACAACATCAATTGGTGCATTTTCTATCATGTGACGATATACACGAACGATTTGTGTGTTATTCAGTCTTTGATGCATTGGTGACATTTGTTGTTTCCTTTTTCTTTCTAGGTTTGCGTACTTTCTTTATTTCAGTTACCTCTGGGACTTTTTGTTCTTCCATAGGTACTAAAACAGTGTTGCCAGGTAAACCACTAGTCTTACGTAATCTTAGCCAAATATCTTTAAAAATCTTCATATGTATACCTTTTCGTAATCTTCTGGATTATCTGTATCATCTAGACCATCGTAATATTTACCCGTTGCTTTTTCTTTGAACTTTAGTGTACCAAACACTGACAAGAACTTTTGATTCTTTTTGCCCCATTGTTGTGTAAGTTCAAGCATACGGTCTTTACCAAGCATAATCTCTAGTTGTGTTTTACAATCACTGGGACTTGGGTTGATATCGTGTTTTGTATCTTTAAGTGTATGCATAAAGCTAATACACTGGTCGATTTCAATCTCAGTCATGAATGGGCTAAGTTCTGTGACCATTTTATCTAGATTTTTGATATGCCCAACATATGCTGGTTTGTCAATTAATCCTAAGAATTCACTCATATCAATGTACCTGTTGTGAAGTTGATGCGTCAAGAAGTATGCCGCCTGTGTTCAATGGAACATTACCATTAAGTTCTTCTTTTTTGTCTTTTAACCATTGCTCAGTTTGCAGTGCGCCCATGAATTCATAGACTGTTTTAAGACCTAAAATCTTAAGGTCAAAGATTTGTTTGTTGTCATCATCAAGTGTACTAATATCAATGTCCATCATTTGTTCGATAGACTTTTTGATATCGTCCATTAGTAAGCCTACTGAAACGTAAACTTGATTGTCACTGCCTTTAAACAGTTTGTATTTGTATTCTATTTGTTCACTCATATATTTCCTTAAATTGTTGAATGGTGATTTCTCTATAATTGTCACTGTTAATGTTCAAATTCTTTGTACCATTTACTCTGACAACATTCTGATTTGGGAAAGTTTTAAGAATCTTTCTTAATCGTTTTTCCCATTGTTCTTCTCTCATATTGGCTGCAGGCCACATGTGATTTTTAACATAATTTTTAGTGCCAACATATACATTAGGTAATGTGCTAGGATCAGTACTGTAATCAAATCCAATCATGTAAACAATATCATGTTTGTTTTGTAATGCTAACTTCAATGCACTGTTACCACTGTCGTTTGTTTCACTCATGCCCCAAAAGAAATGTATAGGCTCACCACTTTCTTTTAGTTCATCAATACGATTGTCATGTTGTGTATGAAAACTAGTTTGATAATGTACACGATTGTCTAGTATTTCTTTGACCATTGGATAATCCATTGCTATCAAATAGTTTGGCATGAAATCTCTGTATAACGCATTACATCCATATGTATACATTGTTGCATTGATACAGTGTAAGTCAAAGTTTAGTCTACTAGGACCATTACCAATTACAGTAGCAACATTCACTTTTTAGTCATGTCCTTCTTTGGTTCTTTATAACCACTGGCATACGCGGCTTGTGCTTGCTTTTCTGCATCTTGTCTGTTGCGATATAGTTTACCTTCATCGCCCCATCGATAAAACTTCTCGCCTTTGATTGTCAATGTTTGTATTGGCATGTTTGTTTCCTTTACTATTGATATTTCGATATCAGTGTATAATGTATTTATACGTTTGCAAACGTTCTTGTGGTTTATTATGATATTTTGGCTTTTTATGACCTTATCGCATCCATGACACTTGTAACCAATCTGTTTCCATGTATTGTCTTTTTGTTTTTGATGAACAACACTGTATGGTACAAACGGTAAATCTTCTGTTGCTTTCTTTTGTGCGGCAATGTCTTTTTTATCTGCCGCAGTAAGTATGTTTGCTAAGTTAGGTACATCTAGATTCTTATCAACCCATATGTTCACGTGCGTTTTTGCTTTTGGCATTTTCCCTCCTACGCTGATGACTGAGTTTCATATTTAACTTATGTTGTTCAGTTTTGGGAACACCTAATTTAGCAATACGCATTTTTTCTTTTTGCTCTGGTGATTTGGGTACGCCTTTACATGCCCTTTGTACAGCAATACGTAGATTATGTAGTGCTTCAGGGCTATGTGGACCTGTACCCCTAGTCCATTGAGTGTATCCTTGTTCTTGTAGAGGTGTTGGTATTTCCTCTATGCCGAAACGCTTAATGTGTTTGACACCGTTACTATCAAATCGATGCCAACGACTATAATATTGACCCATTACTTCCTCACGAAATTTATAGTGTATTTAATGGGTATTGTTGGGTACAAATAAAAATGGGGAGTCAACCCCATTGTTAACTCCCCGACACTTGGTATACAGTGTCAACATACGCAAAGTTATTTAGTTCCGTGGAATGTCATTAACATATGTTTTTATCATCTATATTAGTTATTAATATGTTGTGTAGATTCAAAGCGTCTTTAGCAAGACGCAAACCTACGCAACTTTCAGTTG